ATCAAATGCAGTTGAGCCGTATACTGCATCCACTCCAAGTTCTAGAGTGAATGTTCCTTTTTGGATCTCATCTTTTACAAGGAGTCTGGCAAAATTAACAAATACACAATCATTCATCTTGTCTGTTGTGGTATCAAATAGATTACCGTCGGCATCAAATCTTTGAATCACACCGTTCTTGTTATAGCCCATAAGGACCTGAGCCATTTGATTATAAATGTTTTGCTTTTTGGCCTGCTGAATAGTCGTTGAAGATGACAAAGCAGATCCTGTTGAAAAACCCAATGAAATATCAAAGATATGATTTGCAGATGAACTTAGATAAGGATAATCATAAACTGACTGAAACATACCGTGAGAGTAGTTCTTGATATTGCTATCTGAATAGGTACCAGATACAATTGTTCCAGTTATTGGAATCGCCTCGTGAAGAACGGTTCTTGTTGATGCGATGTCTTCGCTTCTAATTGTTTTATAAATACTAGCCATTTAATTCACCTTATAGTTTTGCGTATCTAACTGGGATATCAACTGCGTATCCGATATTTCTTCCCGTAACTCTAATATAAGAGTCAATGATTTTACAAGAACTATCACCGCCAGAGTTATTTTTAATGTTCGCAGTTGATCCAATGAGATCAAACAGATAATTGCTGTTGACCAGATCACCAGAGGACTTGACTTTAAATTCAAGTGTAGCAGAAAGAGGGCCATTTATTGGGCTATCGTTTGCATCCAAACTTAATTGAGAAGGTTGCTTTACAAAGGAGTTATTATCTGCCAAAGAAACAAGATAGGTTGCAATGTTATCATCGTCAATTGCAACCGGTCTAAGGAAAGTTTTACCAGTTGTGTCAACAAGACTTCCAAGTCTATTGTCCATTTGAATCATAAATTGTGTTTCAGCAAGATCAGCAGGCACTTGAGTTAAAGAGCCTCCATCAATACCAGCGTCCACTTTAATATATGTGCTTACATCAATCTCAGGATTGTTACCAAATAAAACGCCTTGCTGATGTGAATCGCTTACATAGCCAATACTTGTATTAAGGCCTTTGGCACTGTTATCTTGAGTATCGGCATCAACAGCAATCACAAACGAACCGGATGCGCCAACTTGAGTTTGGACTTGTTTCTCGTTCAAGCGAAGAATTGGCATAAATAAAATGTCTGTTCTCGGAATAGAAACAAGGGTTGACTTCATTGACGAAGCATTGTTTGTAAATGCTTCTAAAATAGGAGTCTGAAGGATTGAAAGATCTTGATAAGCAGATCCTGTGTTGAGATTAAAGAGTCCATAATTGATCTCATCATCACCACAAGCAAACTTAACAATTTCAAAACTACCATCACCACGAGCTAATCTTTTTCTACCCTCATCTGTGAGGACGACGTCTAGAATAATATCGCCGCTATTGTCTTGGAATCCCATATTTTTCTCCTAATACATTAATAATTAGATTGGTTGAGTATTTTCATCTACCAAATTGAAGGTCACATTTAAATCTATTTTTTTGCCTGTTTTCTTTGATGTGACACGAATTTTAAATTGCCTACCCCAAACTAAATCTTGATCAGTTCCCACGACTGACGTATTATAAATATCTGTTGTGCTAAGATCGTTGATTTGATCTCTATCAAAAGCCACTTGGGGTAGTGACGGCTTTATCTGTAAAAACTTTTTGAACAACTTTGTTTCCGATGTATTATTTACTGTTTCAAACTTAAATTCTTCATATACTAAATAAGTCTCGTCTGAATCCTGTATTATCTCAACCTCATATATCTTTGTTGGGTTTGAATGAATCCCGAAGTTTGTTAAAGTTCTTACTAAATAGTAATATTTTCTGTGAGGTACCACAAGATCTCTAAATAAATTATCTGTTTGTTCAACTCCTGCTTCACCTATGATAGTCAAAAGATTGTTCTCAAAATCAGCGTAGCCTTTTGGTTTTTCATCAACACGATAAATCTCATAAATATTTGAAGTATAAATTGTGCTGAATTGAATTTGAGTATCTTGCTGTTGTCTGAACACTTTATTTTGTGACACATAATCACCGCTAAAGTATATTGGATAATTATTTGGACTTGAATTCTCAACAATTGTTGCTTGATCTAAAACAACAACAACTTCATTTTTGTTTCCTCTCTCATTAAAAAACACAACTTCTGGTGGAGGATTTGGAATATCTGTAATAATTGAATCTTGAGTGAGGACTGGGATTTCCAACATTTGAAGTGAAGGTCTGTTTACAAATGTTAACATAATATTGCCTTCTTCTTCATTTTCTTCAATATTTGTATAGCTATAAGAATTTCCGAGAATTAGTGTGATGGCTTTGATTTCATATCTGTATGTTGTGTCATATGAAAGCAAGGAGTCATAAAAATTTCTATTCTCTGGTGTCATTACGTAAACAGTCTGTACAGGTCTAGTACCAGTTTGAGTATATTTTTCTATTTTATAACCTATAATCAAAGTCGGACTAGTATCTCCGTCAAGCAAAATATTTTCAAATCTTGCTCTCATGTTATCGTTAACGAAGTCTCTAACTCTAGATAACATTTCAAGGCGCAAGAATTGAGATTCAAATGTACTGGCTTCTTCAAAATCTTTATAATATTTCTCATCGTCTTCTGGTGAAAACGTGATAAGGTTATAATTTGAAATAAAATCAACAAAACCTTTTACATTCACTTGTTGCATCTCGCTTTCAGATTCTAAATAAAAATCTAGTCCTGAGCCATCAGTTCGCTTCAAGAAAGAAAATAACTTATTAAGCATCTTTGTTTCATAAAATAATTCTTTTTGCTTTCCTATGTCTGATGCAAGGGCCTCGGAATTAGTATTGATTTTAATAAATGAATTATACGGCTTGTTTGGTTGGTTTTGAATATTTGGGTCTAATGGAAATATATGCCCTATTTTTATATCTTTTATCTTCTCAGAAGCGAAGAAAAGATTTTGTCTCATTGTTGCTTCAACATTGTTTATGCTAAACTGATCTAAGAATTGTTGCATTTGATATCCAGCAGGTGCTGCAACATCAACAGGAAAATCATCTTGATCATGTATATTCAAAAGAGATAAGGGCGGGACTGTCTTTGATAAAGACTCGTAGCCATATGATTCATATAAATTGATTGCCTGAATGCTTGAGTAATCATTTTGCATAACACTATAATGATCAATATATTCAGCATTCTGAACAAAAAGAGACCTGAATGATGATGCCCAAGTATTATAGTCTTCAACTTGAGAGCCGGTTCTGACCATAATTCGCTGAGTGTAAAAAGGAAGCAAGCCCGTTTCATCTCTGCCCGGTAAGGAAGGGATCAAAATATAATCCGGATTTTGACCAACAGAAGTAACTACCGAACCGCTGATAATCTCGTAAAAAGTGCCAACTTGTTTGCGAAGGCCATCTTTGCCGATGTCATTACCAGTAAAAATGCTTGAACCATCAATGACTCTATTTGACATTAGTAAGTTCTCCTAGTTGGTCTTAGAGTTCTTGCTCTATCAACATTTCGTCTTTGATTTCTCTCAGACTGTGTTACCGCAACTCTTTCATCCTCTTCAGATTGAGGATTAACAAAATTATTTAATTCTTGTCTCTTTTCATTTTGTTTGATTATGTTTGTTGTTGAGAATTCTTTTTCATCTATAGAGGCAATCTCTAGAGAAACCTGATTTTGGTTGTTGTTGGATGCTGGCTGCGCTGTTCCTTCAACAAATAAAAATGTATTTATCTCTGGGATTTGATCTTCGCCTTGGATTTGAAGTAGTTGATTGTTAAATTTAGACATCTTAATCATCAAAGTTCGCCCTGAATTCAGTACTTCATCGGTTATAAAAGAATAAATAGGTTTAGATAGATCTCTAAGTCCATTATTTTTGCGCTCAAAAGCATCTAGATATTGAGCAACTCGTATTCTGTTAAAAACATTATTTATTGCTGTTGAAAACTTTGGATTTTTAAGCATCTCATCTTCTTCTAATGGAAACGAAAATCTTGACAAATTATAGTTTGATAAAATTAGCGCCCTAAACTGGAGGGGTGTTTGTGAAAAATCAATCTTGTTTTTCTGCTTCAGCAGGGCAGATCTTTCATTGTTTAAAGAAATGAGGTCAAACGATTTTATTTTTCTTTTTTGAGCAAATGATTTCTTAATCAAAGTAGCCGGTGTCTTGTCTTCTTCAATCTCTTTTCTTCTTGTACCAAGATTCACACCCAAAAACAAACTTGTAGATCCAAGGTAGTTTGAAGCGTTTTCAAATTTAATATCTTCACCGAAATTTGATTTTGTTTTAAAAGGTCGGTTAACTGCAATAGTTGTCAACAAAGGTGTTTTACCCGATCTTGGTGAAGGGCCTAATGATGCTCTATTTCTTGCCTTCCCGCCTCGTCGGACACGCTTGGCTCGTGAATTAATAGTAAACATATGATCTGTGATGACATTGTGTTTGTTTTCATCAAAAATAGAAATGTCTGCCTGCCCTAGATCAAATGCTTGATCTCCATAATTATAACTTATAGGAGTGAAAAAGACATATTTAGATTTTTCAAAATCTGCCATCTGAAGAGCCGAATCGTTTCCTAAATCCGGTGCTGCTGAATTGATTTCTGCGGCAGATATTTGTCTTGAATAGAATTTATCAAACTCTGCTGTGGATCTGTTGCGAATATCATCATAAGATATTAGTCTATTATCTGTATTAAAATAACTAAAGTTTCCTTCTTTCACTCTATTGATCTCAATAATCTTCTGTATATTTCTGGTTACACGCACAGACTTGCTATTTGTTATAACAGAGCGATTATTTGTGGAAGTCAAGTTGTATTTGCGAATAAATCTTGCAACCAAATTGTTTAAAAAATTAGCGACTAAATTGTAGTTCTCTTTTGATACAGTATTGATATAAAGATTTTTCAATGTATCCTCAACAACTCCTTGAATAACTTGGTCATCATCAAGCAAAGTGAGTAAAATATTTGTCAAACTTTTTGATAATCTTGTGAAAATGCTCTGCTGAAAAAGTCCTTCGCTCTCAATTTGAACAAAGTTTAAGTTATTGTCAATTTGGATGCCGTTTTGTGAAAAGAAACTAATAATTCTTTGCTTATCAAGTCTACCAAATAGCGAATTATAAGTTATTGAAAGATCTGAAATAATTCCAAGAATCTCGTTCTTTGTTTGTTCTAGAGTTATTTTAAAAGAATCAACAACATCAATATTCATTTTCAAACGATAATCTTCTGACTCATCTTCAAAGTACCTTTCGTCAACAACCATGAGATTGTGTAAGAATAATTCATTAGACGGAAGTTCTTTAATATAGCCAATCTTCGTTGAGGCCTCAAATGTTGATTTCGTATTGATATCAAACGAGTTATCAGTTGCATCAATAAGATTATTTGGATTAATATTGTATTCTTGAGAGTATAATCTCATTTGATATCGTTCATCAAACTTTCCATCAACCATGCTCGTACGTACTAAAACTTGTTCTAATTTATCATCAAATTTCCAATCACTGGTGCCAATATCTAAAAAGTCCAGTCTTCTTTTTAAAGGGGCCTTCAATAATTCAAATTGTAAAATATGAAAATCTTTCATTAATTCGTAAAAATATTGCTCGTTTGTATTGAAAAGTTCACGTGCTGTCTCAAATTCGTTCAATGCTATGTTTGATGTATCAACAACAACAAGAGAAGTGTCTGATTCTTGCTCATAATGATAAAATTGTTCAAATTGTGGCGGAATAACACTTGACCATGTAGCATCTTTTGGGGTTAGTTCGGGCGTAGACTCTGTAAAGGGGGATAATTCGGTGATGTCAAAGATGAAAGCAGATACTTTGGACTCAACTTGACTCGTTGTAAGTTCGGCGTGAGGCTCCTCTTTGTGAAATGAGCCTTCCATATAATTGTTATTTTTCTGATGAACAGGGCCAGACCATATTGTGCCGTCATCAAGTCTGAATAAAGTTGCTTTGATTGGTGTCCTTCCGTTCTTACGAACGGCCTCAGATGCCATTGGGCCATCAAGAAATTTGTATTCTGCATAATTTAAATTAAGATTAGTCAGATCAATATATGCTATAGCGTATATATAAACATTTTGTTTATTAAAGTCTAAATCTTGAGAAGTAAAACTAAAGTTATAATAAAAATTATTTATGGCCTCGGATTGTCTTGTCTCACTTGGAATATAACTTTGGATTCCAGTAATTCTTGTCAAGCCATCCGATACATCGTGTATTGAGATGTTTCCTTCATTTAGATCATTTGAAACTTGTTCAAGGTCTTCGCCGTTATCATAGGTTAGAACAACTAGTTTTATGTTTAATATTCCTCGGAGAATATCGGATTCAGCCCAAGACGGATTATCAATGAAATCTTTAGTTGTTAAAGTTATGTTAAATAAATCATCAACCAAAGAAGCACTTTGGATATAAACATTTGGCATATTTTCCAGACCAATTACGGGAATACTCATTAATCACAATCCTCTAGATCTTCTGCGCTTACTCTTGTTGCATAGATATCAAATCTTCTTGGGGCCTCATCATCAGGGCACACAAGATCATCATCAACATATAGGTTCTCTCTTTTGATATCTTTAATATTCTCGCACAATTCAATCGGGTCAATCTCATCATCAACCAGCAACTCAAAATATGTCAAGACCATTTTATCACGTGACATCTCAACAGGTGTCAAGGCCGACAAATCATCTGTAATCATATCATTATCAAGTCTTTTGTGTTGCTGCTCAAAATAAAGAGTCTTGAGAGTTTCTGGAAAAATAGAGCCACTAACATTTCGTTCAGAATCAGTTATTTCAAACACCTCAATCTCAAAGTTCTCTTTTTCGTAGTCGGAGCCAAACTCTTTCAAGAAAGACATAATGTTATCTTCTTGAACATACATAAGCTTTCCATCATTAAACCTTTGGCTAACGATTCTGATATCGCTATCTTGAACAAAGCGGCTTGCTTGTCTTCGCTTGAGGACATAGTTCAAATCATAATTAAGTTGTGGAATAAAAGAGTTTTCAAAAGACCCTGTTGAGGTTAAAGAAGAGTTGCCATTATAAACAGGAAGTGTGCCTGTTATTAATCCGTCAAGCATAAGCATTGAAAAAGCAGGTGTGTTTACAGTTTCTCCGCTTGATTTTCCGATGGCTTGCTGATGATTTGTGTAGCCGTGCTTGTTTACGACTCCAAAGTTCTCCAATGTATTGTCATAGCTAATTTTAGCTAAAGCTGCTTTATTTGGATTTGGAATAATCTTTGGTGTTTCGTATTTGATTCTTTCATATGACTCGTTTTGTATCTCACTACGAGACACTTGCTGAACATCATACATAACGTCATCATCTGCGAACTCATAATGATGCGGCTTAAATTTTCCCTTTGAGATCAAATATCGGCCATATGGTGTGAGTTCAAACTTTAAAACTTGTTCTTTATTATTGAAAAACGTCATCTTCTTCTACGGGAAAGAGAGGCCGCAAATTGTTGAACTTTTTCTGGAATATCCCGCTGTTTGGGCTCAAATTTGCCCTCTGGGATGTTCGCAAATTCAATTTCTGCGTCAATCTTAACTAGTTCCACGAGAGAAAAGAAATCGTAAGGCCAGTTGTAAGAAACTAGATCTTGCTGAGTATTTTCACTTGAAGCATCTGTTCCAATCCCTGCCGATAAACCTGCTGTTCCAATACCACCTTTTTTTCCGGCAAGTTTATCAAAATAATTTGTCTTTGCTCGTTTCTTTACTTTGAATACCATCCATCGTACTTCATCTGGTAAATCAGCGCCTGTTCTCGTTTTATCTGTTCCTTCGCTCGCACCAAGAAGCTGATTTGCGAGAAGAGGATGAGAAACAGAATCTTCAGCTACATCAAATGAAGTTCCAATTTCAGGTGGAAGGCCTTGCCAAATATCTGCCAAATCTTGCTCTGTAAGTGTGTGGCTAAATTCAAAGATATACATTGCGAATGGGGTAACTTGCGGATAATTATAAAAATCCATAGTTGGTGGAAATACATACTTTCGCATCTTTCTTATTTGGTCAATAACTGAAGCTCCGGCTCTCTGTTCAAAAAATTCAGGATCATTTAGACCAAGTGTTGATGGGTTGCCGCCGTTACTAACGATATCTAAGGCCTGAAAGTATCTCTTAGCGTTTTGAGCATTATCAGAATTGATTTCAAAAAACTTCTTAACACCAGATTTTTCAATGTAAGGAACAGCAACAACGGCTTCAGAAATAACCTTTTCAGACATAGTTCCTAATTTTACAGGCTCAGATGAAAATCCACAAAGGTCAGCCAGTGATCCTGTTTTATTATAATCTGTCGTTCTTCCGATCCTGTTTTTCAAAAAATCAAAAGGAACATCAGTTACTTGTAAATAAATACCCTCATCGTTTTCTGGTATCACTCCGTATTGGTGCCACATACCACGTGGAGTTTGACCGGAATCTAAATTGCTAGATGACACAGTAAGTTCAACATCTTTAAAGTTTAATATAGGCGTCTCAAATTTGGTTTGAATGATCCATCTAGCTTCATCAGAATTTTCATTAGCGCTTTGAAATAAATTGTCGCTTTTTATGAAAGTGTTATTGTCTGTATTTCTTACGGCTAACTTTCCAATTTGAAGCGGATTAATACTGGCTGGTAATTGAACTGAATTTACGTTTAGGGGTTTTGCGACCTGATTATTATAATTTATTCTTGAATCCTCAGAAGCATAAAAAGGATCTCTATTTATCGCTAATACAGCAGCAGAATTGTTTGCTAGCAGGCCAGAGCCATTAATAGAGCCGGGATATTTTGCTTTTTCGTAATCGGTGTCAAATCTTATAGCAGATGCTGTTAAAGAAGATATGATTTCAGAAATGGAAAATTTTCTTGTACCAACGCCAGCAGAAGATTCTGCTGCTCCGGCCGCAGGTGCTTTCCATATAAAATCAATCCACGCTTCTCCATCATAATAAGGAGGAGTAAAACAAGGATTAAGACCACTTCTAGATGTTCTTACACTGTTGACATTATTATCAGATGCTACTGGTGGGCCAAAAGCTGATGGTCTTGAATACATTGTAATTGTTTCTTTTCCGTTGTTGCTTTGAGGAACAGAATAATCTCCATTACCGTCTGTCTTTTCAAAATATGTATTATTGTCATCTTTTGTTTTGAATATTTTTATTCTCAAAGCATATGTTTTACCTAATTCGGCAACACCAAAATTTTCATTTCCTTGCTCTAAAGAGGAGATTGTAGTAAAATTGCCGTTTTTTAAGAAAAAAGATGGAATTTCTGCTAAATAATTTGACATCATTTTTTTATAAAGATTGTCGCCTTTACCATCCCAAAATAAAGATCCTGTTACAAAAGAGCCGCTTGGGTGTGCTACATTACTTCTAAGCTCTATATTTGAAAGATATTTGTCTGGCTCAACTAATGCCTCAAATGGTATCCTTTTATCAAAATAGTTTCGGGGCGGATCTAAATAGTAAAACGTCTCACCATTACTAGTACCACTATTAGTAGAGCCCGTGATATCAGACGAACCTGTTGTAATAATAGGGTAATCAACGGCAATTCCAGATTTTATACTATTGTATAAAACGCCCGGAGCAAAAATAGGATCCAATATTGATTGAAATCCAGCCTGCTTTGGAATACCAGAGGCATTAAAAACATCAATGTAGGTTCGGTATGAATCAAAAAATTGTTTTGCACAGTCAACAGATCTATCTTGTGGATAGAAAGAATCGTAAGCAAGAAACTTCTTCAATGCTTTGCAAGTTAAAGTTATAGTTGCAGGGTCTTCAAAATCTTTATGATCATTTTTGATTTCAGCAAAGTGCTTTAAAAAATCTGTTGTTGAATAGGTTTCATAAAAATTTACCTCACCAGATTTATTTGAAGATTCCTGTCCACCTGTGATTTCAAGCATATTTGGTAGTTTAGTTAAACTGCCGTTCTTAATTAAAGTTGTCACGTGATCACTAATTTTAAATTCAGGAACAATTGAATAATCTTTACCAATTCCTCGCAACTCTTCAATAAAATAATCATATGAAGAATAAAACGGATTTTTTCCAGCTTGAATTCCAGCTTCCCATAAAGCGTGACCTTGGAAAATTGGTCCGAATGATGATGTTTCTGGAATCGGGATACCAGTTGGACCGATGACTGAAGTTGCGTAAGGCACTGTATGTAAACGACTATAAAGAGGGGCAGAGCTTCTTTCATACGGCTCAAGCGCAAAAGGGTTATATTCACGAGTAAAGTGACAATACTTGTTAAGCAAAATACCAGCATCAGTCGCATTACCGGTATCTGTGAATGGGCCACTGAGGCCAGAAGCAATACCTAACTGGGCTGTTGGTGACGACTTTGTTTCCCACGCAGAGCCAGCATCTAAATTCCACATACTTTGGCTGATTCTTGTTAATACATTAGCACCAACATAAGACGAGTCTAGAAAAAAACCATCGCTACCAATTGTCAAAAGATTTCTATTTCTATCTTCTCTTATATCTCGCCAAAAGCTATTTTCATAATTTGTTCTTTGGCGAACATGAGCGCTATACTTATTGATCTCGCGAGGAAAAACATCTTGCTTGTATCTCAAAAATTCAAAATAATCAATATCGGAAGCATTTGTACCCAAGGCGCCGTTGAGATAAAGCGCTTTGATTTCTTCGTAAACCTCATCGTCTAAATCTTCAAGCAAAAGAAGCTTATTCAATTCCTCGTTTGAAAAGTACGTAATATGGTTTGAATAATCAAATGAAAGTCCAAATCTTTCAATATATGGAACAGTTTCGCCTCTATAGTGACCTAAGTTATAAACCAATGGATGATAAGAAGATACCAAAGCCGGCTCGGAAAATGTTACAAGGTCACCAAACTTTTCGCTTATTTTTAGAATGCTATTATTGGAATCTGTTATTTCAAGTTGTTCGGGTCGTTTTGAGAATGAAAGAAGATTATTCTTTCGCTGATATCGTGTTAAAGGGTTCTCGTGAATTCTTATTTGTTTGAATGTTGCGAAATTATATGGACCATTGCGGTGAAGATTGATGGCTGCTAATTTGTCTACAGGCAAAGCGGCAGAATCCAAAAAGGGACTAAAGTTTGAATCTATTACATTATCATAAGTTCCTGTGACAAAAGAAGAACTTACAACTGTATTCAAACCTACAAAATCAACAAAAATTGACATTAAAAACTCCCGAAAATTGTTGATGCGGATGGAAATACAATGGCATCAACATAGCCACTTGATGAAGAAACAAATCCGCTTGATGGCGCAAAGCCCAATATTCTTTGTGTTAAATCATCTCCGATAGATGCTGTGATCCAACTATACTGAAAATCTGATTGGGGTATACACGATTGATAAAAACCATTATTAAATAGTTGGTTATCTACAGCAATGGTACCACCACCAGAAAAACCAGTTACAAAATTTGGGGCTTGTGTGAATGTCTCTGTTATTTGTTCATTACCAATTTCGCCCAATATGTTATTTGTTAAGCCGATTTCCCACGGGCCGCTCGCTGAAGAAGACTGTAATGTTACACCAAAAGATGGAAAAGCGGTTTTAATTGCTCCCGTTAAGTCATTAACCGTGTTTACTGGTGTTATGCTATCTACTCGAACATCAGTTGGGGCGCCGACGGCAACTACAAAATCAAAAGTTGTTGGAGATGATTCACCATCACCAATTGTAAGTGTATCACCAACCATAGAAACTGTGACCAAGCCGATAGTAATAACACCAGTGGCACCGCTTGTATTTTCAATATTTACTTTTCTATTGCTAGTGTTTCTTTGAATTTTGTGAAATGATGGGACGGTTACATAATTATTTTTTGTGGTCTCCGAGCCTGTGACAGAGTCATAACCAAATTGGCCGGAGTGTCTTCGGAGGTGTGTTTGGAGACCAAAGCGATTTCCGTGAATATCATTCAAGCGAATTGTTCCAGACTCGCCAGAACCAGAACCTCGGACTGTCAGGTTTCTAAATGGAAGAGCATTGTAAGCCGAGTATTCTTTTGACGGAATATCAAGGAAAACCTCGGACATTGTCTCAAAGCCACCGGGAGCAGAGAAACGAGTTGCTATAATAGAATCGGTAAACAAGTTTGGATCGTATTTGCTTTGATCTTTTACCTCGGTTGGGATTCGGTTTGTGTTGTTGAAATTCATAACAACATTACCAGAATTTCCGGTCACTACACCAATTAAAGATGCTTCTTGCGTGGTTTCTGGAAGATCAGAATAAAATGAAGGCAATGCGCTGGCTGGATTGAGGGCGCTAGCTCTTTCGTGCTCTCGTCTTCCTGTTGTGCTGAACACTTCATAATTCTTAGAAAAGTTTCCAACGAGAACAGAAGATGTTGTTGTTTGGATGTTCTTGACATTAATTGGGCGCTTTACTTTTTCATCGCGATAATGAACGGCATACTTTCTTGTGTAATCTGGATATGGGCCGCCGTAATCTGGTCCTACAAAGCCCATTGCTCCATCACCAAAACCTTTTGGATCCGGACATTCTCTTAAAAGAAGTCTCCAACCTTCTTTGCGAGTGTATTGATCATCAAGTTTATTTGTTGTAGTCTTTGAAGAGTCAAAACGATTCAAATTAACGTGTCTTGATTGATGACCACCGACCCAAGTTTCAGTGAAGGGTCCTTGCATACCAATATCGTTTGAAGGAGAGAAAGTATCAGAATGAATATTTGTGATAATAACGCCTTGCTTGAACTTGTTGACAACTCGTGATTGATAACCCGTTGTGACAGAACCAGAAATCAAGTTTGTGGGCCAAGCAATTTCGCCTTTAACAAGAGCTTTATAATCTTCTTGGTTGTTTCTTGCAGAGGATCCGCTCAAATCAGATTGTGCTCTACGGCCAGAGACAGTTGTGAAGCGCCACTTTCGTTTTTGATTTGGACTCTCAACATCAACACAATCAATAAAAGCTTCGGTACCTTGGCCTTCGCCAAGACCAACAGCAAGAACGTTTTGCGGAATGCCCTTTGGAAAGTTTGTTGATACCGGTCCGTGAAGATAAGTTGCGTCCCAAAGAATGTCTCGGTTCTTGTTCTCACTATAGTTTATCCCACCGTGGATATTCTTGTCCATTTGTACCGAAAACTTGCTTAATGTGCTAAAGTTTCTTAGCGCATACGTACTACCCGCATAAGCAGTGCCACCTTGAGTGAACTTTGCTAAATGTTTGCTATTATTGCCAGAATTTAGATTATCTAGTATTGTTTGACGGTCAGTGATGTCTTCTCGTTCTTTTCTATGCTTTTGCCATAGACAATTCTTGTTCTCGCTTCCATCAAATGGTGCGTGACCAAATTTCCAACTGTAAAGTAACTCATTGATACCACGTGCATAACCTTCGGTTGCTGACACATCGATTAGGATTGGGAACTTGCGGTCAAGTTTGTTTCTTTCTAAAACATGGGTTTCAATAACATTTCTTGAGGTCTCGGAGAATTTAGCGGATGCTGGGAACAACTGTCCGAGAGCAAACATAATTGACGAGTCAATCCATTTGTAAAAGTCAAAGAATTTCTCTGGCTCAACACGATTCTCCATTTTCTCAAAGAAGAGTCTGGCTAATTTTGCCATTTCTTTGTAAGAACGCTTGTAACCATCAATGGGATATCCGATCAAGTCGTTAAACTCAATTAAAGATGCAAACATATTGAGCATTTCTTCTGAGATAACACCTTGGTAACTTTTCTCAAAAGAGTAAAAATTATCACTAACATCATCGTCGCTAAATAATAAAGTGTTGGCATCGTTCTTAATCGTGACACCATCCGACGACATAAGTACGCCAAAGTTTCTTTGCTTTGCTGAATACAAAAATTGTCTGTCAATTGCCTTCGTTGATGAGGCGGAGAACCCTTCACCTTTGAAAGGATACTTGCGGCCTGTTATTCCACCGAGCCAAGAGTTTCTAGAAGCATTCTCAGCAGATCCCGAAGAGAAATCAAAGCCGGACATCTCTCCTGATGAATCAGAGCCTGTTAGAGTATCAAATCTCCAATGAAGACCAAGAGTTTCATAGTCTGTCGTCTCTAGAGATTCTATTCCAGTATTTACATTGTCTGGCCTGAACGGAGTCTTGGATCCAACATTGTCCGGATTATAGGAATGATATTGTATTGTATCGTTATCTAAATAAGTCTGCCAATATTTCACATCTGTAATCAGAACATCAGACTTTAAAAGGGTTGATCCAGTAAAGTTTGTTTTGTGAGCACCCGCATAAATTCTTTTTGAAGCAGCAAGGATTTGCTTTCCAATCGCATTTGACACACTTGCCGAGACAACAAAATTATTCTTTGTAGCATTGCCCTCGGAATTATAACCAACAAATTCAACGGTGTAGTCTGCTCCTGTTGAGCCAGACAAGTCATATGTGTATGGATACTTATCGTTTTTGATTCTAAAAGCGAAGTTCCATTTATTGTTTTCATATGTATTAAAATATGTTGAGGACGTTAATTCAAATTGTCCGTAAGAACTGGTGGCAACAAAGTAAACATCTTTGCTTTCTTGGGCTGGCTTCACAGCGTACACTTTTAGATCAACATCAGTTGGATGCCATGTATAATCATCAACAGAAGATGTGAGTGCTCTATGAAAACCGAAGATAGAAGCCGTAGTAAATTGTTTTGGAAAGTATCCGTCATCAAACTTCTCTAATTGAAGAGGAAAGATTGTCTCGGCTTCCAATGTGAACGCCGTATATTGTTCTTGGTCTCCTTCATCAGATGAAGAAATGTATGTGAAAGTTGATCCAGCAGATGCTGTGTTGTAAATCGTTCCTTCAAGGTTATACCGGTTGTTTAAGTTAAGCGCTTTTTTCTCAACGCTTGTGTATTCGTAATTGTCAAGAATCGTGTATGTTGAGTCATCTGCGTAGAGGCTTAAGCGCATAACCTCGGTATCAATACCAAAGCAACGAAGAAGATTGCGGAAAGACTTCTCGGTTCCCTTCGACTTGAGAATAAATGTCAAGTTATTGTAAATGTTATGATATATTCTATTCTTGACATCTGTGATATTTTGTTCAAATATCTCGTTATCATCTTTCTGAAGTAGGTAGTTTACCAAATCGCCATCAACAAAAAGATCGGGGGCAACAAATCCTCGGTTTTGTAGAAGTTGCTGCGCAAAAGGATATGGTTCTTCGGTTGTCGTTGGGTATTTCTCATCAAATATTTTGTTGACCTCACCAAGTTGAGCATTAAGGTCATCAAAGTAGCTTGCCATAATCTGGACAAACTTTTTAACTTGATCGTTATAATTGTCTCTGTCTTTTTCTTGAAGCCAGCCGGGCAACAATGCCATAAGCTTTGAAGTGCCTTCGTTGTCCTGAATTGAGCCTGTTGTCTTTAAAGTAGCAACCGTTGACTTAACGTCTGGATGAAAAGAATATATGATTGGATCTTTGAATTCGCTTCTGGCATAGCCCGACTGAACCATCGCTGAAGTAGTTTGTCTGGCGCCGCTAGTATAATTGTTCCACACACCGTTAGCAACACGGCCAGAATAGTCAAGGACATTGCTATCGACCGAAGCAGTTTGC